AATGGCGTAGTTAATGCTCTAATAACAAATACAACACCGGCGCAAGTTGATACTAAAATGGCTGGTAAGATTTATATCTGGTTATTCCAAGACGATGCGAATAGCACTACAGGTAGTAATAGTTCACAAACACCTTATCAGATAATGACTGATGCGACTACAGGTGGTGGCATACCTGATGGTTGGAATAGTTCAATTTATACATCAGGTGGCGAAAGTGTACAATTAAACAATATGGCATATGCTATCGTTCGTGTAGAATATAACGTAGATGCTACAACTACTAGTTTAGATACACTACAAGTTAAGTTAACAAATAATATGGGTGGTGACAATGGTTGTAAACCTGGCGTTGCTTTATTAGATTACTTAACAAATACACGTTATGGTTGTGCTATACCAACATCATTAGTAGATACAACAAGTTTAGCAAATCTAGATGTATATAGTGATGAATATATCACATATACTCCAGTAGGTGGCGGATTTGCACAAAGTAGACGCTATCGTGTTAATGGACCATTAGATACAGGTAATGATTGTTTGACTAATTTACAACTATTAGTTGATAGTTGTGATAGTTGGTTGCAATATACAGAAACAACTGGTAAATGGCGTGTAGTACCTAATAAACCATATACTGGTGCATTAGCAAATCTATTCAATGTTAATGCAAGCAATGGTAAGAGTTGTAATGTCATTGGTGGAATGCAGATTAATCCTATTGACTTGAATGACACTTATAATCAAGTAGAAGTCGCATATCCAAATACAAATGTAAAAGATCAAACTGATTATCAGATTGTAGACTTGACTGACCCAACTACTGCTTGGTATGCAACATATAATCAAGTATTGAGTCCTAATGAAGCAGACAATAGATTAAACTTTGCATTGCCATTAGTCAATAATGCAGTGCAAGCCAAATATCTAGCAGTGCGTAGGTTATTACAGAGCCGTGAAGATTTAGTCATCACATGCCAGACAGACTATAGTGGTATACAGATAGATGCTGGTGATGTCATTCGTGTCAATCATGAGACATATGGTTGGACTGACAAATTATTCCGTGTCAGCACTGTGAGTGAAGTACAAGATGAAGAAGGTAATCTAAGTGCATTGATTGAAGCATTTGAATATAATGATACCATTTATGCAGACAATGCTATACAAGACTTCATACCAGCAGATAATACAGGATTAAAAGATCCTAATGTCATCAGTCAACCTTGCCCACCAACATTTGCATTGTTTACAGACAACCAAACGTTAGTGTCTGGTTTTACTGTCACAAGTTGTGTACCTGACGAAGGTGTAGTCATATACATGGACTTCAATTATGGTAATAGTGCAAATGTTTTAACTCACCAATTATATAAAACTGTGCAAAATGCAGGTGGTCTACCATTCACCAATAGTGATAGTGCTAATGGTTTCTACAACAATGTAAGCATCACTGTTAATGATTTAGAAGCAAACACATATTATTGGAGTATTACTGCGCGTAATGATTTCGCCGGTAGATTCAGTAATCCAGGTGCATTTACATTCGGTGGTGCAAATATTAATCCATATGATCCTAACACAGGCAATGGTGGTATCATTGGCAACCAAATACGTCCTAATACCGTTACAGGAAATAATATTGCTGGTAATACTATAACTGGTAATAACATTGCATTCTTTACAATAACGAATAATAATATTGCTAATTTTACAATCACAAGTAACAAACTTACAAATACGGGTGTAGTTGCTGGTTGTTATAATAGCGCAAATATTTGTGTAGATAGTGCAGGTAGAATTACATTTGCAAGCAATGGTGCAGGTGCAAGAAATCCTGTATCAGTTTTTACGACTTTTGGTATTCCAGATTTTGATGCAAATACAACTGATGTTCCTGTTTATGCAAATAGTACATCAACAAGAAATAGACCATTGATTTTACCGGGAATTGCACCCGGTAACGTAAATGGTGATTTATGGCCATATGCACAAGGTACTTCAAACACAGCAAATGGATATAGTGCAAATAGTACTGGAGCATTCACACCAGCATATGCAGCCTTGTTAAATTTAGATAAAACAAGCGGGGAAGGATATCAAGGTTGGTATACTTTAATGAGTTTAGATGTTGGTAACGTTAATTGGGGCGATGGTGAAGTAGCAGAAACGAAAATATCAGTTGATTATTATACGACTAGTTCAAGTATAGCAACATTACAATTGTGTCCTTTTATTGCTACAAAATCTGCCCCAAACGTTAATACATTACAGACACATAGTATGTGGATAGATAACTTTTTCACATTAGGATCAATGGTTCAAATTAATGCTAGCGAATTACAAATAGGAGCCTTAAATGATTTGGCAAGAGTTGGCGTCTATGCTCGCGCTATTGGAAATATTGATGTTTCATGTTATTGGGGCACATATATCTTGACAGAATCCTTCGGTGATCTATAAATAATATATAGGAATAAAAACAATGAGTTTACTATTAAACGGGGCTAAAACAGTTACAATTGCTGGTACAGAGATGCAATGTATAGAGATATACACTGGAGAATCTTACACATTGCCATTAACATTTACTGATATATCAGGTAATCCTGTAAACTGTACTTTACCAAATAACTGGGCTTTAAGCACAAGTGCAAAATTTTATACTGCAACTGATATCACATATACAAGTGATACATCAATTGTCATGGGTAACTTAACATTAAATGCAACACAACCAAGTACAGGGGCAGGAACATATAGTCCAAATTTGATTGCTCAGTTTAGTAACGCAAGTAATGGTACAGGATATCTTTATATACCAGGCGATTTAACAGGCGGTACAGGTAGTCCTAATGCCACACCAACAATAGTTCCACCAGCACAAAACACAACAGCAAATAGTTGTGTAGTTGTAGTAACATTACAAATTAGCAGACAAAGCAGTAGCAATGCAAGTTTAGCAGATGTTAACAAAGAGCCTATTGGTATGATAGTGAGATATCAATAATGAGCGAAATTAATCTAACAATTGATCCGAGTACAAATAATCTTAATTTTGTTGTAAGTCCTATAACAGCAACAGTAAGTGCTAGTGGTATAGTTGGTGCGACTGGAAGTACTGGTCCAACAGGTAGTACTGGAGCAACAGGACCTGATGGTGCAAGTGGTGCTACAGGATTAAATGGTACTACTGGAAGTACTGGTCCACAAGGAAGTACAGGAGCAACTGGTATCACAGGTGCAACAGGCTTAGTAGGTACGACAGGTGCAACTGGACAAACAGGCAGCACAGGTGCTACTGGTATAGGTGCTACAGGTGCTACAGGTATTCAAGGAGCAACAGGAAGCCCAGGTGGTGCTACAGGTGCTACTGGTCCAACTGGTGCTACTGGACCAAGCGGTGGTCCAACGGGGGCGACAGGTCCTACTGGACCTACAGGTGCAACAGGTGTAGGTACTACAGGTGCTACTGGACTTACTGGAGCCACTGGACTCACTGGTGCTACCGGACCTATCGCAGGTAGCAACACACAAATAATTTTTAATGATGCTGGTGCACCAAATGGCAATGCAAATTTAACTTTTAATAAAACTACTAATACATTAGGTACAAGTATTATACTTGCACAAAATACTATTACAGGATTTCAATTTATAGCGACGACGCCATTTGGTAATGCACCATTAACTACTTCATCAATAACAAAGTGTGATAACTTAAATGCCGATTTACTTGATGGATATGATACAGATATTACTGCAACAGCAAATACTGTTGTAGTAAGAAATGCAAATGCTAACATTGCTGCTAATTATTTTATTGGTAATGGTAGTCAATTAACAGGTATAGATACTACTTCAATTCAAAATGGTACTGCAAATGTACGAACATTTTTAAATGGAAATGCAACAATTAGTGCTGCAGGTACTGGTAATGTTTTAGTTGTAACCAGCACTGGTGCCAATATTGCAGGAACTGTAAATGCTACCGGAAATATAACAGGCAATTTCTTTATTGGTAATGGTAGTCAATTGACAGGTATAACTACTGCAGGAAGTAATATTGCAAATGGAAATAGTAATGTCAGTGTATTTGCTAATAGTAATGTTACTACAAGTGTTGCAGGCAATGCTAATATATTAGTAGTTACTGGTACAGGTGTAAATGTTAATGGTACATTTAATGTTACAGGATCAACTATATTATCTAATGTTGCAACATATAGTATGTCCACTAATGCTTCTATAAATTTTAGTGGTTCAACAAGTGGTATTATTGGTGCTAATGCTGTAAATGCTAATTTTATAATTGGTAATATATTTACTGCTAATCAAAGTAGTATAACACGAGTTGGTAATTTAACTTTATTAGATGTATTTGGAAATGTTAGAATATTTGATTCAGTAGGAGCAGGACCATATTTTAGTTTTAGAAGCAATGCAACTGCCGCAACTGCTAATGCTGCATTTTCAACTACAGCAGTTACCATTGGTGGAGATGTTACAATAAATGCAGGATTAGGTTCATCCAATGGCAATTTACAAGCAAATAATATTAGATTTGTCACTGGTATAAGTTCAAATATAACACCCAATACAGCAGTAGATACAACAATATCTCATAAGATACCTATTGTATTGAACGGAGTAACATACTACATTGCTTTAACAACTAGTGTATAATAAATATAATATAACACCAACATCTGCGAGGTAGTAGATGTTGGTCATAACGCGAGGAAGCGAAGATGGCAAAATTTTCACAAAATACATTAAATCAAGTCGGTGGATTTGATGGGCAAGTACTAGCGCAAGAGTTAGTATACAATCAAAAAGATTTCTGGAATCTTGTATGGTCAAACATCACTAGTTACCCAAGTGGTTGGCAGACTGGAACTACGCCAATCAATCTTACAGGCGCGACGATAGACGCGACTATAATTCGCAGGGCGATAACAAATTTCCGTGACAGCAGAAGTGGTTATGATTTCACTATAACTGACTATCCATTAGTCAGCAAAATCACAGATATCACAGCAAGTACTACAGGTGTTGACACATTCACATGCACATCAACAGCAGAACTGTTTGTTGGTATGCCAGTACAGTTTCGCGGTACTGTATTTGGTGGTGTAGCAATCAATACGACATATTATGTCAAAGAAGTATTGACAAGCACAACATTCACTATATCAGCAACTCGTGGTGCAGCACCTGCATATACACCTGGCGCAGTGTTCGCATTGACTACAGCAACTGGCACTATGACTATGAATCGCATAGAAGCACTTCCAATCAGTTTAAGTATAACAAATCGTGTGAATGCTACAGGTAGTTTCACATTAGTCATAGATGAAGAAGTCTGGGCAACGATAGGTCGTGATAGTTTGCAAGTAACATATTCAGGTCTGCCAGGTGATCCAGATTTAGG